GTAAAGGTCACAAGAATCAGAGGCATTTAATAAGAATCAGAGGCATTTAATAAGAATCAGAGGCATTTAACTATAAGAACAGGCATTTAACTATAATAATCTATCATTAACACAATTTATTATAAGAATTATTAAAAACATTGTTAGCAAAACAAAACACAATACAAGGTTTTTCCACAATTTCCACAATTCACCCAGTTTTCCACAACCTTTTCCACATTCATTACACCATAAGATATATCTATTATACCATAAGATATATACACCAAGTACACCATACAATACACCATGGCTAGGGGCATCATTTACCTCATACTCAATAAGCAAACAGAGCACAAATACATCGGATCGACTCTACTTCCTATGAATAAGGAATGGGTATATCATATAGAAAAGTCAAAGCGAATGTCTGCTGAACCATTACATAAAGCATTCCGTGAATATGGTACTCACAACTTCATGATTAAAGAACTAGAAGATTGTGATGAAAAGGAATTTGATTCTAAACTAACTGAATGGATAGGTAGATACAATCCTGAATACAATCCTGTTGTTATAATACCAGAAGAGATAATCACAGAATATAAACCTCCCAAACCAGAAAAGAAAGTAAGACCATATCAATCATCACCACATCTGAAACCATGGAATGATAACATACGTGGAGATGGTAAACACTTTGGATTAAAGATAAGGGGTAAGAACCTAGAAACTGGTATATGTACAGACTATGAAAGTGCGCGAGTAGCAGCAGAATCAATTACTGGTAAAGCATGGAATAATTCCAATATACTACTAGCAGCACGTACTGGTAGAAAAGCATACGGTCATAAGTGGCAATTACTAGAAGAGAAAGATAAAAAGAAACGAGTCTTTGGTGTCAATAAAAAGACCGAACAGATTGAAGTTCGATATGAAAGTATGGCAGAAGCCCTACGAGCACATGAGAGTCAGGATAAACAAGGAATCATCAAAAGTCTTCGCAATCCTGGTCGTTACAGTTGGAAAGGTTGTTATTGGTTCTATGGATAATCAGAGAATAGTTCTGTCCCAATATCCTTTGCGAATTCGATACCAATTACCAGGAGGACCTTCTTCTTCTACAGTCTTCATCTTATAAACATAAGTCTCACCATTGACCTCATACACTGCTCCTTCCTCTACATCCACTGGGAAATTGATAATTCTTTCTCCATTTTCATCTAATTCAAAATCTCCCTCTCCGCGATTCATGATATCAAGAATATGATCGAATTTACTTTCTATCCATTCCTTTTCGGACATTCCCCACTTTTTAATTGGGCATGTGTCAATGGCATAACGTGCCTTTTCGCGCAGAAAGCATCCACAATGTCTACAGCGATTCTGAGATTCATCATACCATTCACAGGTTCTACATACATCCAGACGCTCTTCATAGACCTCATCAGAAACAGTGAGATGATCACCATTCCAGGTTGTTTTGATAACATCGAAAATGAATTTTGCAAGATTCTTTCCCTGTTCGGGAATAGAAGGATAAGAATGTTCTTCAGACATAATAATTTATTGTAATTACTGTACTATCTATTACCTCTAATACCAGACGTATCTGATGATGGATCTACCTGATATCCAGACCCTTCGATTGCATTTCCTTGGTCACCACCACCAGACGGAACTAATGATGTACCAGCACCTCTATTGCCCCAGTCTCCACCATCACCACCTTTCTCACCAGTTGCACCACTTCCACCAAATCCAGACCTTGATGTAATTGCAGCAGCTGAATTGGGGTCTGGGCATCCTCCTGGTGTTCCTGCTGCTCCTCCTGCTCCTGTTAATCCTCCAGAATAATCAAATCCTCTTCCTGGTGCTCCGTTTCCTCCTACTCCTCCTGGTGCGCCTGGTACACCATAGGCATTGGTGCGGCGACAATCAGATCTTCTAGTACGACTCCATCTACAACGATTAGTAATAGTACAGTTAATTTGAGTATCACCCGCAAAGCATCCTGGGCAATTTCCACATCCAAATCTTGAATAGTAGGTATAGAAGTAACAGGTTCCAGGCGCACCAGTTGCACCAGTCGCTCCTTTAGATCCTCCAGACCCACCAGCATAGATGAGACCACCACTGAGAACTCTTACATTTACGGCAGATCCTCCATTAGAAATGATAAGTGCGGTTCCACCACGATTTCCTCTTGTACTTGCACCAGTTCCCGCATCTCCTGATGCACCCAGAATTCTTCCTGTAGGATTAACATTCAAATCTAAATTGTAAATGGTATTGGCAAGTCTCAGTGCGGATGCACCAGCTGCCTCATTACTAGAAGTACAATTACCAGCAATATTCAAGTCTTTTCGAATATTTTTGTTCAGATTTCCGTTCCAGGTTCCACCAAGCACATTTGAACTTAAATCTAATGCGGCATCAGTTCCAGACTGATTAACGGCATATGATTTAATGGTAGATCTAAATTGGGAAGTACTGAGATTGGTAGAAGTTGCAACAGCAGCATTCTCAGTCGCATCAGGAACAATTGGATCTTCTGCGGCAACGTTCACATTACGAAGAAGTTCTGCAGCACGTATAGATCCTGATGCTGCTCCTTTAAATTGACTTCTCAAATCACTGAATCTAATTGGACCCGAAGTGAAAAGAGGGGTCTTACTAACAGATACTGGCATTGTTATCTATCTTTACCATTTTCTTTATTTATTTTGTTTTTTTCACAAAACTGGTATAATCTCACTTTCTATGCATCCTTTGGTCTTAATTTCATTTTCCCACCAAATTGCATCTTCAATCGTAAGGAAATTTCCTGCCGTTTGTCTGGAGTACCCTTTCTTTTTCGGTTTCAGATAGGTAACTTGGTATGCCTGCACGGTCAACATAGACTTCAATGGTTGTTTTGTCATTCCAATGGCGAATTACACCAGCAATAATAAAGGTATTTGTAATCAGATAGGTGGTGAAAATAAGAGTCCGAATCAGTGCAATAGCATCAGATTCCTTATCACATTTGGATGCCTTTTCTCCGATTGACTTTGCCCACCATCTCCACAATGTTTTACTATTCTTCATAGATTGATTTTCTTGACTTGACATAGGTGAGTTCATTCCATTGATTTCTATAACACAAGACTAAAACACGATCATTTCTATGAAGTGGGCAACATGCATAGTTCTCAATATCCTTTTCCCATACAGAAGTCTCAATGGTAATATATTCATCACACTTGAAATATACCCATCCTGCGATTCCCTTTTTCCAGGTTATATAATCATTCAATTGTGGTGCATAACTCATAATAAGAATGCCGCCTCAAGTGGAGTTGTCTTGGGAATCATCGCAGTATATGAAGTTGTACGGGAAATGTCTACTTGTTTACCGACTGTCTTGAAGTTGACTGGTGAATAGTAGCACTTTGTTTTTTGATTGTAGAATCCCCAAATGCTCCGAACACGAGCACCACCATTGTAATCAAAATGACTGTGATTACGAATCCAGATGGAAATTACATTCTTTTTGAATTCCTCAAACTCATAAGAATATCCATCTGGGGCATCATGGGGAAAACTAATTATCGTTGTCTGGGACTGCTCGGAGTCTGTATGGCGGGATACCTTCATTTAACCATTGCTCTAGTTTGGCAGATGCTTGTTCTTTGGTAAGTTTAGCACATGTTGCATCAATTGTGTGCCAACCATCGGTGTAAAATTCTTCTACTCGATAAAGTTTTTCCATAATCATTCTCAGGTAATAAATGCATTGATGACTTCGGATTCCTCTTCATTCATAAGAGCAAACTTTTGGGCATTTACCACTCTTTCCATGATGCGAGAGTCATGAGCATCATCACAATCACTTCTCCATGACAGAAGAAGAGCATGACATTCATTGTCATTTTCGGCAATGACGTTGATTACTCCACCATATTCCGAAGAAGGAAACGGAACCCAGTAGTCAACAATGTACAGATATTTCATTTGTGTGTGTAAATTACTCCTTGATTTTAGCAGAATGTTGCAAACAAGTCAACTGGCGACGAAGTTCATAACGGACAGGTATGAGTTGTCTGGAAAAGAAAATCTCCCAGTTGTTTCCCTTTACCAACTCCATCACATCATCAATCTGCTGAAGTGCAAGCAGAATCTTAATTTCATCGGTCATTACATGAACTCTGCCATGTAATAATCAACCGTCACTTCAAGTTCGGCAGCTTTTGCCTCAAGTTCCATCGCATATTCTTCTGCCATTTGTTCACTGGGGAGTTCACAGAAAAGATCCAGACTCGATTCACTCATAAATTTGTCTTCCATAATTGCCTTATACCAGAGTTGTACTAAAAAATTAAGCATTGACAGTTCAGCAGGCACCATTCATAGGGTTAACATTTTTGACTTCGGTGTTGAAACCAGTCACTTCCCAACCCATACCAATACGCTCATCCATCTCACGCTCAAACTCATTCATGGTGATACACTTGTAAGACATGGTATCGACCCCACGGAACTTCAGCACTTTAAACATAAACTTGGTGCTATCTTTGACGGGGAAGTAATCAACGGTCATCGAAGGATTGCCGTCGATTTGGGAGATGGCAGACAGTTGCATGGGGTGCTCTCTTGATTACCTTAGTATTATAGGTCAGAAGGAGGGCGTCAGGTCGTACCGTAGTCCAGTTGTCGAAGTGTCCATCTGCTCCCAGAGCGAATAGAGTTTGTTATACAGTGCTGGAACACTTCCATAATCTCTTGCGATGTGCATTTCATCAGCAAGTTGAACATTCTGAAGTGCAGAGAGGATAATACCAATCTCATGTGCATTTAGATTCACTTGAGTTTCAGACATTTTCATCCTTTTTTGAGAGTGATACGATCCATTATACACATGGCAAGGTCAAATTGCAAACTCTCATCAACCTCACCAAGTTTGTCTTTCAAAGCATCAGGAACAATCTCATGCAGAAATTCACACCAACGCTCATCTTCATAGATGTAATCAATCACTTCGGGAACCAGAGCGGATGCCAGATTGCTAATTGTTTGATTGGAGAGTGCCATAATCAGTTGGTAGGAAACTTGAGATTGTATTTGGAAATGAGAAGGTCTCTTACAAGTTCGCGGTCAATGCTATCACCACAGAACTCTTCACCTTTGATTTGAGCAATCTTGATAATGTCGTTAGTGGCATTGCGAACCACAGTACGATTGGCACCCATAGGATACATGCCATCATCACCATAGAACGACAGAGTATAATCAATAAAGTCGTTGATGAACTCTTTAGAAAATGCGGTGGCAGTCATTTCAGTTAATCTCAGCAAGTTGATTGACAATGTGGCGAGCAAACTTCATAAAACTGTATGCAGTTACACCATCACAACCGAGACCATCCAGCATATCAGTTTGATTGTAGGTATTCACAATCAGCAGGCAGGCATCATAGATTGCTGCTTGGTGCTCCTCCTGAGAGCGGAAGGAGATGGCACTGTAGGTGGGCAGAGTCACGGGTGTCGTTCCCTTGATTACCTTGTAATTATAGGGCATTCAGCAGGCGGTTCGGGAAGTACTGTGCCACTTTGGGAGCTGGCACACCCTGTTTATCAATTAGGTACTCAAGATATAGGGTTTCTTCTTGCTCCCGTGCCTCAATTTCGTGTGGTTGATGCCAATATTCGTAATCTTCCATGCATTCTTTACCATAATACATTTTTCCGCGTTTCTGGCGGAGCGAACCGACTACCCACTGCCGCAGGTGGGTCAGTTCGTGCAGAAGAGTTTTTATATACAACTCCTCATCCATATGGGTGTTCAGTTCAATCAGGAACTCTCTGGGGCGATAGGTTTCACCCAGAACATCACAATACCCATAGGCACCCTCACGCCTCAATCCACGATGAACAATCTCAACATAAATTTTGTGACGCGGAAAGAAACGATTTAGAAACCAAGAGGCAACATCCTCACAGGTCCGCTTACGATAACCGTATCCGCTAATTTCAAGAACAGACATTGACTCCAGTGCAAAAACCAAATGAACGATGAAATGAAAACCAGTTTGTCTTTAGTATTCATAATCAGCAGACGAATGCAAGTCCTCCAAGTGATGCTCCAAGTGCAGTTGCCCAACCACGATTATTACGATTGTTGGATGTACTAGTCATAGAGCGTCCAATTGCTCCACCAAGTACGGCACCCAAAAGAGTGCGAGTGGGATTGCAATTAGGATTTGTTGCTCTTCCATAATAACCATTATTGTATTGGTTGGAAGGATTCCAGTTGCCACCACTTACCTGATTGCAAGGAACATTATATGATTGAGTCTGAACACCACCAGGATAATAGTTTCCGTACTCATCATAACCACCAGGAACATAAACTTCCTGATATTGTGTGCAGACACCAAATTGATTGACTTGTTGCGCCATCACTGGTGTGGGTAGGAATGCAAGAGGCAGAAGGAGAATGAGTTGTTTCATTTTACTCCGTAAATTGTATCTATTTGGGTTTTTACTACAAGTCCTGATGCCTTTGCTTTCCGAACTGCCATTCTTACCGCAGTTTGTTGTGCTTTTGTTTCGGCACCAAGAACATCATACAAATCATCATGTAAACGTATATACCTTGATCCTTTTTTTATAAGGGAGTTGATAATCAGTGTGGCAGCAACATCAAATGCTGCCACATAATCCCCAGAAGCAGAAGGTCGAAAAGAGTGCATACTAAACCTTAACGAACGTACAGATAAGAACCTGCCCAATCGGCATTCTGAAACAACCATTCACGCTGCTCAATAATACGCAAATCGTAGCGAACACCTTTGGCAGGAGATTTCCAACTGGCGGACTTATACACTTCACCAGTTTTACGGTCTACAAAAGCGTGGACACTCCTGCTACCATTGGCATTCATAATGATTTTGTGATACTTGCGTCCACTCTCAAAAGTGAATTCATAACCACAATTACCATTCTTCAGGTCGGTAATGCAGGCGTTGTGATAATCTGCACCACCACTATAAAAAGTAATAGCAGGATTTTCTTCATGCAACTCAATGTTACGCTCATGATGCTGAATAGAGTAGTCAATAAAGTTCTGACGCAGAGCATCACACAGCATCCAAGTCCATTTGGTGACATTCAGTTGGATGGTGTTACGGGCGTCTTGCTGGGCAGCGTAGTCAGCGAAGGTGGCAGTCATCGGTTTGTTTGCTTATGAGATTATTATAGGGCATCCAGAGGCGTCTGGAGTGCCCTGTGTGCCAGTTCCTAGGGTGTCACACTGCCAGAGCAGCAGGATGAATAGGAACTTCTTTTACCATATTGAGACCACGGGAGTCATCGGCATAGCACACCCATTCACCATTGGTATAAAGATACCAGTACTCTTCACCATTAGACAGATACTCATTCAGGTTAGCATCAAGGCGAGGAGGGCAATCTTCACCACGTTGAGAGTAGTATTGAGGACCATATTCCTGTACTTTGGTCTCACTATTCCAACGCTCATCAGTCCAGCAGGAACTCATATCACCACCATCAATCAGTTCTGCAGCAAGTTCTTTGCTGTTGTAGTGAGTCTTCAGGATGCGACCCAACCATTCAGGATACGAGTCCCAATGATGGTAACTTGAAAGAACAGAACCGTCAGAGAGTTCAATTCCGATACGACCACGAGTTGCCATTAGGGGCGTTTGTTGATTACCTTGTTATTATAGGGCATCCATCAGGGAATTCTGGGAGTCTTGTGCCAGTTTCAAGACTGCCACACGGCAATCAGTTCATTTGCCTTTTTCCGACTAGAACCTTTTGCTGATATGGTTCGACTCACCTGAATAGGATAAATTTGTGCATTTTTATAAAGTTCTCTGGTAATTGGTACATCATGATTTGACAAAATTACCGTAATACCTTTAGATGCAAGAGATTCTGCAAGATCAGATAGTAGTACCTGTTGGTCGTATGTAAACCCATCAGTGGAATAGCTTGAGAAGTTTGCAGTATCAGATGCTGGAACATAAGGAGGGTCAAAGTAAACAACGTCACCTTCCTCTAAGTCTTCATAAAGGGAAGGATCTTCAAAGGAAAGAGAGGTAAATCTTACTAATTGTTTTGAAAGAAAGAACATCCTAAAGTTCATCATCTCTTCAGATGGGCAAGATGGACTATCATATTTACCAAACGGGACATTAAACTCACCTTTCTTGTTATATCTCGATAATCCATTGAAACAATGACGATTCAGGTAAATAAACAGTCTTGCCCTTTCTGTAGCATTTGTTGCTTGGTTAAAGTGCTTCCTTAAATCTAGATATGCTTCCTTGGTGTTATTTTCTGGAGTAAACAGTTCCTCACAATATTTGATGAAGTTATCATCAGTAGGATGAACTAGATTTTGATAGATTGCCACCAAATCCCTATTGACATCATTCAGGATATACTGCTCCACTGGCGTATTCAGAGCAACAGCAAGACTACCACCAAAGGGTTCACAATAACGCTTCGGATATCCAATATGGGGAATAAGATGGGGCAGAACCCGATATTTGTTTCCTGCCCACTTTAAAAACGGTTTGTTCATTTATTATGAAACTTCATCTAATTTACCAAGTTTGTTGTTGGAGAGAACCTCTTCACCAATAATAGCACCTTCAATAAGATTTTGCTCTACTAGATCACCATACTTTTTGACAATCTTTCTGGCAATCAGAACATCAGAGTTTCCTCTGGTATTTTCAGTCCATTTTGATTTTGATACATTAGCAAAGTTGTTCTTCAAATAAAACTGAAGTCCATCTGCTTTTTTGCCGTTACCAAGAGCATCAATTAAGTTAAAAACAGCAGCGAGACCGCCAATCATACTTCCATCAATGTAATCGCATCCCCACTGATTTTTGTAGATTGGGTAGAGAAAATCTACTGCTTGCTTTGTGTTGCTGATTTTCCACTTATTAATGGATTCAACTGCTTTAGCAAATCCATTCACATCTGGACCATTTTTATATCCAATACCCTCTGCTTTAATACCAATAGCGATAAAGTTGTTCTCGAACTGAACAGAATCTTCGTCACCATAAGACAATCCAGCACGAACTTTATCAAGAGTACTTGTGTTCTTGCGAGTGGTGTTTAAGTCTTCAAAAAGTTTTGCTTCTTTTGCGATACAATCAGATAGACTTGCATCTTCATCGTGAACATAAACGAAGCAAGGAATATCATAATCTTCAGGTAATTCTGCAAGATATGCCATAATTGCTTTGTGTTGCCCGTCCACGATTACATAAATCCCATCAGGACGTAAAGCAACAAACAAAGGTTGGCATAGTTCATTATTAAACTGCTTTGCTTTCTTCAGAGTAGCAGTTTGAATAAATCTTTGATAGTCTGAACTAACACGAAGTTGCGAAACTTTCAGATAAATTAATTCTAATTGTTTTCCTGTTGCACCTTTAGCAAATTTAATTTTGCCTAAAGTTGCTGCAATTTCTCCCAAAGTTTTTAACTTTGGATCTTGAATATATGATGTCATTTTTGTCTCCTTTGGAGTTTAGAAAATAGGACTTGAGTTTATAGTCATCGTCTGATTTGGACTATAGTAATTATATCACATAAAAAAGAGGGTTGACAACCCTCTTGTAATCAATCGTCGTAGATTCTACATTCCAGTGCGCCAGGATGAGAATCACAATACAATTCAAGTGGAGTTGGATCGTGGGAATCTTCTGGATGATGTTCTTTATATGATTCTAATGCTTGTAGTTCTTCTGCAGTATGACGGCGAGTCTGTGGTGAAATTGTTGGATCATCAAGAACTTGCTTGTCTTTTTCAATATGTTGGTCGATATTGTCCATAGACTTAATAGATTAGATGTGATATTTATTTTAGTAATTTGTTGGATTTGTTTGTGAGGATACAGAGTCACCTTTACCATACAGTGACCTTACAAACAGTTCGGTAAATTTTTCCATTTTTTGGGGGCAAACCTGACTTGGATTGTAATTAATTGCTTCTCTCAGAGCATTTAATTCGTTCCATTCTTCTTTTGAGAGGTAATCTGTTGTTGTTTTGGAAAGTGTCATCTCATTAAATTGGTATGTTAGGATTCTAACATAAATCCTTTGCTACTATGTAGAAACTTAATATTCTCTTTGGGATCGGTTTACACTACTTAATGAAGTCTTCTAAAGCATCCAAGTCATCACGAAGGTCTTTTTCTACTTTTTGGTCGTGATAGTATCCCCAGAGAGCATTATGAATCTCCATAAGATGGTCTACCCAGAAACCAGCAGGATAGATTCCTAAAGCATCTTGTAGTCCTCTGTGACTGGTTCCTTCACTTTCTGCCTTACACATAATATAGCAGATTGCCTGAACCATATCAAGTTTATCAGATTCGGAAAGCATAAAATACTTACCTACTGCACGTTGCTTTGCCTCTTCATTTTCTTTCTGCATTTGCTTACAGGCATCAGAGTCCCACCATTCTTTTAGTGCCTTACCAAGTTCGTTAGGTTCAGTCATCTTGCCCAAACATAGTTCCAAAGAATCCAGTATCCCCAAATTTGCGGTTCTCCAGTTTATCAAGAATAGAATCAGTATTTTGAACTGATTCAATACGACTGATGAGATTTGCAATTACACTACAAACCATAGGGCGTTCTTGACGGGCAGCAAAGGAAAGAGCGTTCCTTAGAGATTGCTCTGCTTCTTTCAAACTAGTTTCTACACTTTCAGATAATGCCATTTTTAGTTCTCCTTAATCCAAAATCCATCAGCGGTCATTGTATATCCTGCAGCAATCATTTCATCATAAGTTTGTGGAACCTTTTTCATGATATGTGAACCATCTTTATTGTCAACCCATTCAATTTGGTCACCCTCTTTAAGATTTGCTGCTTCTAGCAAATCGTCGGGAAAAGTGATAAAGTATTCAGTTTCATCAGTTTCTTGAATTTTTGTTTCCTCAACAGGAAGAATCCACCTTTTTTTAGAGGGTATGGGTGTATAATCATAACCCTCACGTTTAATGGTTTCCATTAATTCTTCAGTAATTTGACCTGGCTCCCAAATTTCATTTTTGTTATTATTTTTGGAAAGATACTCCATGTCACTATGTCCCCATGGTGGCATACAATCATCTTTTACTTCTTCCGATTCCCAAAAACTACTCCAGGCACCTTTACATTCTGGTGATGAGTCGTCTTTATCACATGTCAGTTTTGTTTCTTTATTCAAGGCAACAACAGTTTCTTGCCAGGCATCTTTGAACTTTTTATCAAACTCATCAAGATAGTATCCAAGAAATTCGTGAGCAGCAGACATCATAGTTTCTGCTTTATCATATTGATGTTCTTGAATCCTGTCTATTGCGGCATCAATAATCTCACGGGCAGAACAAATCTTGGATGTAACCATCTCAAGTTCGTTCATTGTGCTCCATACTTTTTGATAATCAAGTGTCATTTCGGTTGAGTTCTTCTTGAATTGCTTGTTGCATTATAACTTCAATTTCCTTAGATGTCAACCCATTTAGCCAAGACCACTTTGGATCATCTTTATTCCAGTCCATTGTAAAGGAACCATCGGCATTTTGGGAAATCTTAAGAGTATCAATTTCTTGGTTTGGGTTTGTTGCACTCATTGCAGTAGTATGAATATTCTTGTTTAAATGATTTTACTGGTTGATAATGGTCTTTGTCAAGTGGTTTATCCGTACCACAGTTAGAACAAATTCTAGTTTGGGTAGTAGTCTCCATCCCATTCAGATTTTTCTTTTTTACGGAGAGTCTTAAGTTCTTTGTAAAGTTCCTTGATTTGCTGATAAGCATCTTCTGGCGTAATTTTATCCGCAATCTCAAGTCCTGCAATGAGTCCCACTTTATCACCAAACCTGGCAAGTGCTCGCTCAAATTCTGTGAGAGTTTCATACATCTTTAATACATCCACATTGTTCTGCAAGAATATCTATACGAGCATCAACTGCATCTACCGAATGCATAATTTCATAAAGAGTATTTGTAGTTTCTACATTCTCTTCTTCTAACTTTACGATTCTTTGCTCAAGTTCTTCTATTTTCCTGAATAGAATATCGGTTGGAACTTCAGGAGTTCCCCACTTTT